CACAAAAGCGGCTGACCTTGAAGCAGGCGCCAAGGAAGAATGGGCTGATTTTATTGTTACCGCCAAAGAAACAGGGGTAGAGAGTGCGAACCCGCCTGAGAACAATGGTGGAAAACAGAAGGAGCCCAGCAGAGCGGCGTTGCTGGCGCAACGCTACCAAGAACAAATGTATGGAAAGGTGGAGTCTAAATGAGCTTTATCAAACGCAATGCCACGGATGGCAAGGTTTACGCTCCCGGCTATTTCCTTGCAGACAATGAAAACTGCACTCTGTTGACCTTTGAAGGAAAGGCGGATAACGCTCAGGTGGTAACTGACGGAGATGCCAAGTATATCAAGGGAGGTACCATCTGGCCCTCCAATGATGGCAATGCTGTGGGTATTGTCTATGAGGATGTGGATGTGTCTGAAGGGAATATGCCCGGCTCTCTCGTCAAGGCTGGCGTGGTTTATTCCAATCGTCTGCCTGTTGAACTGAATGGCGCCGCTAAGACTGCTCTGGAAGCCAAGGGATTCAAATTCCTGACTGAAGGAACTGTCACTCGGCCGACTGCTTAATGGAGGTGCAGAGCTATGGAGTGGGAAAAGAAAATCTTCGGTATGATTCCCAAAGAAGAGTGGCTGAATGTCGGATTTAATGTCACTCGCCCCAATGATCCTGTTGATTCGCTCTTTGCGGATGAGAGGACGAATAATCTGGTTGCCAAGTGGCAGTCTATCGCCGCTGAATTCCAGATCCCCGTGATGGCTCAGTTCCATGGATTTGATACTGAAGCCAAGACCACCTTCAGGGTTCCTGTCGATACTCACAATATCGAAAAGGGTCTGATTAAGGTGAAAATCAATCAGTCCGAGCGTCTGCGGGCTCTGACCCGCGCAGGTGTTCAGAATGATGAGATGTTCGACTATGTCATGAATGACGGTATTCGTCTTGCCGATCAGGTTGTGACTCGTTCTAAGGTTGCCAAAAATGAAGTCATGTACTCTGGCAAAATGACGATCAAGGAAAATGACCTTGACCTGACCGTTGATTATGGTGTTCCTGCTGAAAATACCGCTTTCGTTCTGGACCTGAGCGAAGATGCGAATGTTCCGGCTCAGATTCAGGGCATTGTCAATGCCGCTCTGGAGCAGGGCAAAACCATTACAGGTATGCTGACTTCTCGGAAGAATCTGACTAAGATGCGTTCCAATGCGGCGATTCAGAAAGCGATCAATGGCGCCATTGGTGCTGGTGCGCTGGTGCGTACCGAAGCCCTGAATGATTATCTGGAATCCGAGTTCGGAATCTCTGTGGTGCTGACGAATGACCTGACCTATGGCGCTGATGCCGCTATCGGTCCTGATGGTCGCCCATCCATCACTAAGGCTCGGTATTATCCTGAGAACAAGGTGACCTTCTTCAGCACTACTCCTGCGGGACGTCTGGGTATTGGTCTGTGGGGCAATCCTCCCGAGGCTGATGCGCCTGATATGCTGATGAATACGAATGCTTCTGGGCAGTCCCCGTTCGTCTATATCCATCAGTGGATGACCGACGATCCTGCGGTGCTGTGGACCAAGGCTTCTGGTTTGTTCATCCCCGTTCTCTACGATCCTCAGAGCCTGTTCATTGCTACTGTGGGTGGAGAAGGTGCTGGACTGACTGTTGCTCCTGCCGATCCTGATTTTGATCTGTGGGGAACGCCCGTTTCTTCAGTGCAGGAGAATCTGATGGTCGGTACTGACAAGATCCTGGGTACTCTGAAGTATCTGTCCTCTGGCCAGCTCGTGACTGACTGGGGTGCGGGTAACTTCCTTGCTCTGAAGTACGGCGGTGGAGCGTTCGATGGTGCGAAGCACATTTATGTTGGCGTTGATCCTTCTGCTGGCTCTGGTCTGGTGGATATCATCGCTGACCCCGATCGTGTATCCGTTACCAAGATTAATTCTACTGCTCAGAAGTTCAAGGTCGTTATCGACTATGGTGCCTACACCGATACCAAGGTCTTTGACCTTTCCGGCCTGACTCTGGCGAATTCTTGACGAGGTGATTTTATGGTAGTTATTGCTCCGAAGCCTGTTAGGAAGCCTGAAGCGGAGAAACCCTCCGCTCAGGCTCCTGTCGAGACTGAAAAGCCCAAGCGCAATAAAGCGCCGAAAGATGCTACCAAGTGAGGGGAGGTGCGATAGCATGATTCTGTCTGAACTGTGTCAGGAACTGAAGAATTGGTTTTGCAATGTCGAGACCGATATCCATGAAGGAACTTACACTATCAGTGATGGCGTGCTATCGCTTCCTTTTCTTCAGGAAGGGCAGTATTTCCGTATTGCTGGATCGGTATTCAATGATGGCGTTCACAAGTATGGCGATTCTGATGATGCGCTGAAATCCGAAACCTTCAATGGTGCAATCTGGGCCATGAGAATTCCGCCCTCATTTCTGGAACTCGCTGATGAGATTGATGCGTGGGTTCAGAAAAATGGTGAACTGGTTTCTTCTCCGCTTCAATCCGAATCGTGGGGTGGGTATTCATACAGCATGAAATCCGGTGGAGCTGATAGTGGTTCTGTGAGTTGGAAGTCTGTGTTCGGTGGTTCGCTGAACAGATGGAGGAAGCTATGACGATGATTGAAGAGAGCATGGAATCTTGTGCAATTATGCAGAGGGTTCGCGTGCCTGATGGCGAAGGTGGATTCATCACGCAATGGACACAAGGTGCTGAGTTCAAAGCGTCCATTACGTTTGATAGTTCCATGCAAGCTCGTATAGCTGATAAGCAGGGCGTGACTTCCATGTACACAGTCACTACTGCTAAGAACGCAAAGCTTGATTTTCATGATGTGATTAAGCGGTTGTCTGATGGGAAGGTGTTCCGCATTACCAGCGATGGTGATGATAAGCAGACTCCTGCCAGAGCGATGTTTGGGCAGTACCTTCAGGTGACAGCGGAGGAATGGGTAATTCCCGCAAGCGAGGCTGAGGTGATGACTACGCCATGAACAAAGATGCCGCTATTCAGAGCTTCTTTGAATCGTTCGGATTGAGTGCTTTTCCTGCCACATCAGTCCCGACTTCAGGCGATGAAAAGCCAAGCTTCCCTTACCTGACATACATCATCTCTACTGACTCCGATCTCGGCAGGACTGTCGCAAGCGCATCAGTCTATTACAGATCGGAAAGCTGGGCAGACCTGAATGCCAAAGTGCGTGCGATCTCAGAGGATGTAGGCGCAGGGAAGGTTATTGAGTGTGACAATGGAGCGATTATCTTCAGGAAATCGACTCCGTTCGCACAGCCTCTTGGCGATGATTCCGATAATATGATCAAACGTAAAATCCTTTCGTTTGAAGTCTTGTTTGCTACAACGTACTAAGGAGGTAGATACTATGGGCGCTCCGGGTTTAACTACACCTCTGCGTTCTGAAACCTTTGAAAATCTCCAGCTGAACGCTGGGATTTTCATCAAAAATCTGGATTATTCGTCCATCGCTGATGCGACTGCCCTGAAAACGGCGATTGCGGCGGCGATTGTTGCTGGGACGAATATTCTGGGTGCGACTCGTGGCGGTGGCACTTTCGTGGTTACACGAGAGATTCGTGAGCCTGAGATTGACGGCAGACGCTATTCGTTCAAGGGCGGTAAATATGTCGATTCTGCGGATGCAAAACTGACTACAACCCTTGTTGAGCTGACTCCAAGCAATCTGGTTATGGCTCTCGGTGGTGCGACTGCGACCGCAAACGGGAAAAAGACCACTATTAAGATGCACACTGCAATTCAGGATAGCGATTACATCAGCTCTCTGACTTGGTTCGGAGACCTTGCTGATGGTCGAATTGTTGCCATTACCCTGAAGAATGCGCTGAATACGGCAGACCTGAGCCTGACCTTCACCGACAAAGGTGAAGCAACGCTTCCGATTGAACTTCATGCTCATCAGGAAAACGTTCTGGATTATGATGAAGCTCCGTTTGAAATCGTATTCTTTGAACCTTCCGGCAATGTTGGCTCAATTACGGTGACTTCAAGTGCGGGTGCTAATGTTGGCGGTACTACGCTGTCTACTACTAATTCCCTTGAAGCTGGCCAGCATTATGTGTATAAAATTGGCAATGCCTCTACTGCGCCGACCATTGGCTATCGTGAGGAGCCTGATTATACATGGACTGAATGGGATGGTAGTTCTGAACTCGCAGTTGGCGCATCTTCTAACGGGAAGAAAGCAACGGTTGCCGTTATCAATTCCAGTAAAAAGGTACTCAAAACCGGAACTGTTGTTCTCGCAGTCAAGACTGCCTAACATGATGGTTATAGGGGAAGGGGAATGTGCCCCTTCCCCTGATTTTTTAAAGGGAGGATTTTATGGCAAAACTTCTGGAAAAGAATGGTGCTGAGATGGCAAGTGCGTTAGTCGCACTCACAACACCATTGCGTAACTTCATGGATGATGCAGAGTTTTCTGAAGCGTTCAAGGAATGCACTAAAAAAGGCGTTCGGACTCGTTCTACTGATATATTGCAGATATATACGACCCTTGTTCCGCATTTATTCGGAGATAAGCATCTGAAAGACACGCTTCAGATTTTGGCTATCGTCGAGGGAACAACAGTTTCAGCGATGCTGAAACAGAATGGAACAGACTTGATGGCAGACGCATTAAAGGCGTGGAATGAGCAGATAAAACCTTTTTTTATGCGGCTCGGTCTTACGGCTTAAATAACGTAGTTATATGCCTCACAGAGGTTCCTTTAACTACATGGGAGTCCAGATTCCCATATTTATCTGCAAAGGCCGAGAAAAGGAGTTTAGAGCTTTATCAGATGGATTTGCTATGGCTGATCGCAAAGCGATATTATGATGGATTGCCAAAGCCGAGTGAGGTTGCTATTAATGGCAATAAAGTTGATCGCAGGTCGGCAAAGCAAATACAGATTGATATGTGTAAGAAGCTTGGGATTTGGGAGATGGTGAAATGGAAGCTTTCAGCTTAGTTGCAAAACTTACTCTGGACACAAAAGAATACGAAGAAGCATTGAATGATGCAGTATCTTCGTCAAGCGAATTTCCAGATGTTGACCTTGAAGCATCTGTAGACCTGAACACATCCGAATTCGATAAAGCCATTGATGAGGTTGAAAATACTGATATCGCTAATCCTGAAAGCCCAGAGCTTGGCTTAGAGAAAGAGCCGTTCGACAATGTTGTGGAGGCCGCAGAGGGTGAGGACATTTCTGATCCGGAGAAGCCCGAACTCGATTTGGATCCAGAACCGTTTGATAGGGAAGTCGAGGAAGCAGAAGGTGTAGACATTGCTGATCCTGAAAAGCCCGAGCTTGGTTTGAATGCTGAAGAGTTTAATGAGGCTCTTGAACAATCGAAAGCAGATGCTGAAGTTTGGAGCGGTGAGATTGGTGATATATTCAATAATTTAAGAGGCATTCTTGTTACCGCAGGAATAGCTACTGCTGTTACTGGAATTGTTTCAAGCTTATCTGATGCTGTAGACCTTGCACGAAAAACTGGTGACAACATTGATAAAAGTTCAAGAGCTATGTCCATTTCAACTGATGCGTATCAGGAATGGTCGCACGTTATGGATATTAACGGCGCAAGTATCACAGACTTGAATCGTGGCTTAATGAATATGAGAAAGCTCATGGGCGGTGGAGACGCTCCTAAAGAGTTTGCTGATGCGATGGTTCAACTTGGACTTGCCACATCGGATGCTGAAGGGAATATTTCTTCGCAGTTTTCGTCAACAGAAGATATGTTGAAAGCCGCAATGAAAGCTCTTGCAGATTTTGATACAAGCACTTCTGAAAAGCTTGCTCAGCGTGATTATTTAGCTCAGGCAATTTTTGGTAGAGGTGGAACTAAGTTAAATGCCATGTTCGATGGAACATCAAAAGATATTGATGATTTGATTGAACAAGCTCACGAACTTGGACTTGTCATGGATGAAGAATCTGTGAAAGCGGCGGCAACGTACAACGACGCAGTAACTAACATGAATGCATCCATCGAAGCATTCAAGCGTGGTATTGGTGAGGAATTATTGCCGAAGTTGACAGATGTTGTCAATACTATTACGACAATCGTAACATGGCTCAATCCTAAAACAAGGGGTAAGGATAATCTGTCAAATCAACTTGCTGACATCAATGACGAAGCATCGAAAACAGCCGCAAAAGCTGAAGCGTCTGCTGATGAAGCGAAGAGTCTGATTGATCGGCTTGCAGAGCTTGGTGAAAGAACTGGTTTGAGTGCAAAAGATCAAGCAGAATGGAACAGGTGTGCTGAACGTGCAATCGAATTATTCCCCCAACTTAGTGGCGCAATTGATCCTGTTACTGGCTCCATAAAAGGGAATACTGAAGAAATTAAAAAGAACATTGATCAATGGAAAGATGCAATCAAACAGGAAGCGATATATAAAGCACTCAAAGATAAACAGGCCGCAATCACTGAGAAACAGGCTGAAGCATGGGAGAAGGAATTTCAGGCAAAGGATAAAATCAGGGAAGCCGATTCGAAACGAAAAGACATTATTGACAAGCTTAATCAATATTCGTTTACTGGATTTGACAAGCTTGGGGATGATGCAACCTTTGAACAGATTAAAGATGCGGCAGATACGATTGCGATGTCAGGTGGTGCTGGAGATATTGAATGGATTGATGAGATTGACTCTTGGCTTGAAGCAATGAACAAACCGCTTGAAGAGGCAGAAAGGTTACAGGCGGAAGCCGACAAAATCAATGAGGAAGTTAAGAAAGCAACCGAAGAGCTTGCGAGGGAAACTGCATATCTTGAAGAGAGTTTTGACAAGACAGCTGAATCAGCAAACGGAGCAAAGAAGGATGTTGATAAAGTCGGAGAAGCAGTCAAAAAGCTTCCTGATGATAAATTTATCAATATTCATGTAAACACTGATTCCGACATTCCACATTATCTGTATCAGGCAAAGGGGAACTGGGATGTGCCATACGACGGGTATCTGTCGGAACTTCATCGTGGAGAGATAGTGCTCTCGGCTTCACAGGCAAGAAGCTACAGAGAAGGGAATACTGGTAATAGCGCAGAAATTGTAAGTGCTATCCAAAGTCTGCGGAACGACATGACTAATCTTCAGATAGTTGTTGGCAGGAAAACGTTCGGAAGAACGGTTGTAAATTATGGTGGCGAACGCATGAATGATTTTATAGGCGAGTCCGACAGCCGGTACGCCGCAGGATACGGAACATGAGGTGATAGCATATGATGCCGTGGTTTATCTGGAAGGGGAAAAACAGCCTTGCGGATTTCGGATTGTGGGTAGGGAAGTTTCCGAATCGCATCAGGCCCGAAGAACAGCATGAAGAAGTCAAAATTCCCGGCAGAGCGGGAAGTCTGATTATGCTTGAAGGTGAAGATGTCTACACTTCTTACAACACGGAAATGACTCTTGTGGCACGAAATGAATTGAACATGGGCGAGATATCTGATTGGCTCAGGGGGTCTGGCGAACTGGTTCTGAGCATTGATATCAACAAGGTTGTAAAGGTAACCATAATCCGTCAGCTTACGTTCGCCAGAGATGGAAACTGCCTGACTAATATCACTGTTCCGCTCCTGTGTCAGCCGTTCAGAATGAGTAGATATCCTGAACATGATACATTTAGCTTGCCGAGCGCAACTGGAATGCAGGTTTTTAATCCGGGCGATGTCGCAAGCAAGCCAGTAGTTGTTATCAATGGGCATAATTCTACTAACACAATCGTTGTCGGAGGAAAGACTATGACTTTCAGCCATCAAAATGGTGAGCTGATGATTGATTGTGAAGCACAGTTGATTACCAGAAAAGTCGAAGCCTACGATTCAAGCGTTTATTATTACAAGGGAGACTATGCAATATTTGATTCAGTAACTTTAAAACGCTTTACTGATTCGGGAAGTGGTGCTACACTTGTATCTGGAGGCAAGGTTGAAGAAGTGCCTTGGGATGGGAATGTATTCAGGTATATCTGGCTTGGGAGCTATACTGGAGAGTTCTTCAGCATTCCTGCAAATGCATCAAGCGTGTTTTCTCAAACAGGGGACGGAACAATGACAATTCGTCCAGAATGGAGGTGGTTCTGATTGATCGTACTTTACGAAAAGGACACCACTTCTTTTGATGACAATGGGATATGTGTATTATCGCCTACTCTTTGCAACGTAACAGAGGTAGCTGGTGGGGAATATGAGCTTGAGATGGAACATCCTCTGGATGACAATGGAAAATATCTCATGCTGACTGAGGAACGATTGATTAAAGCTCCTGTTCCCAAAAACTATATTCCCGAAACGAGTTTGCCTGATCTGATCGAATGGCGAACAATTCGGGAAACAAGCATGTATAGCAAAGTGCCGACATACAAGCACAAGAATAAGAATTGGCATATTATCTGGTCTGTAAGAGAAAATCCATTTAGATATGCATATAAGGCAAATTGGCCTTACAATACTGGTGGCATTGCGTTGTGGGGGAACGGTATATATCAGGCAAAGGGCTATTGCTACAATGTGACACCGGGCACGAATGCGAATCTCTGGGCATATATTGGGAGTGTAGACGAAAGCACAAATGTGATATTGGACGGCGGAAAACTGATCGCTACACTTCCTGCAAACACTATTATATACTACATTTCCGAATCTGGAGGCTACCTAAAAGTCAGGAGTCAGCAGGGAACTGGCTTTGTCAAAAAATCAGACTGTAATGAAACTGCCACGAGGGTTGCTCAGAGCATTCCTCCACAGACTATTACGCATCAAATTTTCCGCATTTATGAAACCGGATGCGAAGAAGAAACAAATATGTACACCGTAAAGGCGAGACATATTAGTTACGATTTTAGAGGCAATATGCTTCAGGAGTGCAAACTGACTGATGTTGATGTGAATGAAGCAATCGCCGCAATCCAGACAAACCTGATGGATGCTGATACTCGCACAATCGCAAGCAATATTACAGGCAAGCAGATTACTCAGGATTGGAGCTTCAAAAATCCCGTCAATGCGCTTCTTGATCCGTCTACTGGAGTAGTGGCAAAAACAAACGCCAAGCTAATTCGCAATAATGATGCTTTTTACATTTTGGATTCTGATGACAAAAAAGCTGGTATCTCGCTTACCTATGGCGTGAATCTGATAGGCGTTAAATGGACACGCAATGTTGAGAATGTGGTTACCAGAGTCGTTCCTAAAAGTGGCAACAGCCAGAATGGATATACTTATATTACGAATGGAGGTCGTCTGACTTATAACAGCTCTACTCAAAAATGGGAAGTCACAGATTCTGGGAAGCAGTATGTGGAAAGTGCGTCTGCTGATGATTATCGAAATGCGAGATATAGTGTTTTGAATTGCACATACAGTCAAGGGCAGGCGTACGAAGATAACAAAACTGGAGAGCAGAAAAAATATACGCAGGAAGAAGTTCTTGCTAAGATGTTGGCTGACGCAATGGAGCAATTCACAGTCAAAAAGGTTGACGAGCCGACAATCGAGCTTGAAGTCGAATTCCTGTTGCTTGGTGATACTGAGGAATATAAACAGTATAAAGGACTTCAGACTGTAAATTTATATGATGTTGTCCCTGTAAAAACTGGGAAAAGTGGCGTAGACATTGATGTTCAGGTGACTGAATACGAATATGATAGCATAAGGGAGCGATATAATAGCATTAAGCTTGGAACAATCAATAGCTTTAAGAGGCGTGTTCCCGGCTATCGAGTTGTGAACGAAAGTGTTACTGCTGAAAAGCTTGATCCTGATTTGCTCAACTTAATCCGGACATCGGACGCAAGTGAGAGTGCTGATAGTATGGATGTAGGGATTACATCTACCACTGGCGGCGCAGAGCAGATTTTTATCCCGAATACTAAGGATTCTGACGGCATCGTCGCCGCTGGTAGTGGGTATGCCAATAAAGTATGGAAAACTGACAGTGAGGGCAATCCTGCATGGAGAGATGATAGTCAGGCTCAGGTTGCTGTCAACGACAGCAATCCGACCCTGGCTTTCGGCTCTCAGAGCAAGGTCGGCGATGTTGCCGGGACAGATTTACACGTGACCATGCCCGGAGCAAAGGCGAGTGCAAGCGTCCTGCTGAATGCGCTGGATGAGGACACATCCGCATTGTCCGACAACGACCTGACCACTAAGGTTGCCAGCACGAGCAAAAAGGTCAAACTGTCGAAGTTCTGGGATTACATCAAAGGCAAACTGGGGATTTCTTCAAGCGGCAGTACAAGCAAATATCTCAATGAACAGGGCGGCTGGGCAACGCCGACCGACACGAAAAACACTGCCGGTTCGACAGACTCCAGCAGCAAATTGTTTCTGGTCGGTGCAACTTCTCAGGCGGCAAACCCGCAGACATATAGTCATGATACCGCATATGTTGGCACTGACGGATGCCTGTACTCCAACAGCATAAAAGTCAAAACCACGCAGACGGCAGTGTCCGACCCGACCGCAAGCGGTTCCGGGATCGACTATATCGCCAGTATTTCGCAGAATGCGAACGGCGTAATCACGGCAACAAAAAGCACGGTAAGAAGCGCAAGCGATACCCAAAGCGGCGTGGTGACAACCGGAGTGCAGACATTTGCGGGGCAGAAAGCGTTTAAGAATGCGATAATCGTCAACAAAGGCGAATCTCCGGATGCGGGAGTGCAATCAACCATTTTGCAAGGCAAATATAAAAATACGGGCGGGACGGTTGATTTGACGGTGAATCCTGTCCGGTATATCGGTAGCAGTGCAGGGGATGATGCGTATAACTGCGGTGTTGCTCTGGGAAGCACGAGTGGTACAACTCTTGTCGGAGCCGGTGAGTCAGCGAATGTTTTCACCTCAAAAAACAGTATATACAACGATGAAAACCTGTACCTGACAGCGGACGGAACGGTGTTTGTATATCCGGGTGTGGCTAATGACGGAACACCGGGCGGCAGATATAAATTTACATCGCTCTCCTCCGGGGTTGATGCTGACATGGCAAAGTCTGTCAAAAGCATTTCCCGGAGCGGCACGACATTCACGGCGACCTGTCAGGACGGCACAACGTTCACCTTCACGCAACAAGACAATAACACATGGAAAGCCAATAGTTCCAGCTCGGAAGGTTATGTAGCATCCGGTTCCGGTCAAGCAAACAAAGTCTGGAAAACGGATGGATCAGGAAATCCTGCGTGGCGTGATGACGATCACACAGACACGACAAAAATTCCTCTCATCACAGGAAGCGGTATAGCCAACTGTAACGGCGCAGGGTCAAATACTTATTTCAAAATCGCAACGCTGACCATAACATCAACATATGTAAATAGACCGATTGTGTTTGAGATATCAAGACGTGGATTTGGATTCCAGCGGATTGAGGTTATCTTTAATAATTCCAATGGGCTTGATCCAACGCTGAGCCGGTTTGCGGTTGACGGCGAATCAACCAGCTTCTGGATCAAGAAAAAAACGACTTCGGTCTGGGAAATTTACGGTCAGTATAATGAATCATATGGCGTTGCGTATCTGCACAGGATAACGGGATACGGCACAAATAATGGCATCACGGTCACGGTCAACATGGAAAACGCCGGGACAACTGCACCCGGAGGAACAGCCGCAACCCACGCATACCCGTTTTCCGCAATACCGAAATTCAGCACTCAAAAATTCACTTATACATATACGCTGGCGGCTGGCAGTTATCTGCACGTTACAAAAGCAAATCTGGGGATCACATCAGACCCCCAAGATTGGACGGGCGCATGGGTGACAGGGTTCGGGACAGGCTACAGGACAGTAAACGTATACTTTGCGACACATAACGCAGACTCAAATGATGTGATGGGCATCCGAAATGTCGGGTCAAGCCAAGTTGAGGCAACGTGCTACGTATATCTGACACGGGTTTACTATTAAAGAAGGGAGCGAGAGCATGGGTTACTTTGTAACAGAGTATCAGGAAACAGACGGAACCGGTACGGCGATTACCAACTATTATGCCGACAAGGCAACGGCAGAACAGAAGTATCATCTTGTTCTGTCGGCGGCGGCGGTGAGCAATGTCCAGCGTCACGGGGCGATGCTGACGAGTGCGAATTTTCAGGAGCTTCGCCGGGAGATTTACGACCGGACAACGGACACGCCGATTGACGATGAACCGGCTCCGATTGAGCAGTAAGGAGGGATTTTATGCCGGGGTATTTTGTGGATATTTCCAACGCCGACATTATTGACATCGACCTGACGAACGGCACGGTCAACCGGTCGTTTACGGATCATGTGCTGTGCAAGGGCGATGTTCAGGCAAACTATTACGGCGCACGGCTGTATAACAACGGGGAACCGATCCACGTTCAGGGTACGCCGACCGTGACCGGGTATTTCCTGCGCCCGGATCACAATACCGTCCTCCTGACGGGCGAGTTTGCGGACGATGCCACCAGCAATCAGGGGATGCTGGTCGGCGTGGTGCTGAGTCAGGAATGCTATGCATACGCCGGTCAGTTCCAGCTGGCGATTGTGGTTACGTTCACCGGCGCACGGGGATCGCAGACGGAAACCGTCCGGGTGATTGACGGAACGATCATCGAAACGCATCCGGGCGGCACGGTTGTACCGGGAAACGTGCTTCCGGGCGTGGATACGCTGATCGAGCTGATCGCCGAAGCTCAGGCGGGAAGCGGAAACCTGTACAAGACAAAAAAATACACCGCCAGTTATACGGTATCGGCGAACGATTCCAAGGTCATCCGGGCATCCGACTTTACCGATGCGCACGGCGATCCGATGACGGACGGATTAACCGGGTACACGCCGGTCGCAATCAGCAGACTCTCGACCAGCAACGGCAATGTTTCGATCATCGGCGCACGGGTCGAGATGGGTGACAGCAATCCGGGCAACACGGTCATGATGACGGTTGCCAATATGTCTGGCTCTTCCGTCACGGACACGGCGTATCTGGATGTGCTGTACATCCTGTCTGCCGGGAGTAATCAGGGATTGATTCAGGGTGGGACGGAAACCTGAGAATAATTCAGCTTTTTGCGATAATCGCAAGGCGAGAATCATTGTAAAATAGAGCCGGGAGGATGCAGATGGGCTGGGCAGGATGGATGTGCATAATCATACTGGGCGGCAATCTGCTATTCTTTGGCGGTTTGTACGTTTGGATGGCAATAGACGAATGGATGGAACGGAGGAATAAGCATGAAAAGCGCGGCAGAAGTTGACGCATTGATTGTCGAATTAAAAGCGAAAGTCGGCACTGGGGAAATGACCTTATCAGAAGCAGTTTTTGAAACGGCAAAGTCGTGTGAGGGATGGCCTTACACGTTTGGCGCAGAAGGTAGGAAAGTCACAAAGGACGGTGTTGTTGTTCGCACGTTCGATTGTCAGGGGTTTACTGAGTGGTGCCTTTTACAGTTCGGGATTGATATTCGAGCGGCAGGGTGTACGAGCCAATGGAATAACGATTCGCTTTGGAGCGCAAAGGGCGATATTTCAGATATTCCGAATGATACTCTGGTCTGTCTGTTCTACCGAAAAAAGGATGAGCCTCAGAAGATGGCGCACACCGGATTCGGATATCAGGGACATACTTGCGAATGTTCTGTTGGCGTTCAGTATTTTGAAAAGATGAAAAACAAATGGGAATATTGGGCGATGCCGAAAGGGATAGGAGGAGATATACCCGTGCCAGCAACAAAACCAACACTTCGCAGAGGTGATAAAGGCGAGTATGTGACTCTCATGCAGACCAAGCTGGCACTGAGAGGATATGATCTTGGTCCCCATGGCATTGATGGTGACTTTGGCAGGGCAACTGAATCTGCTGTGAAAGCATTCCAAAGGGATTGGGGGCTGACAGTCGACGGTATCTGCGGAAAGAAAACTTGGGGAATGCTTGAATCTTCAACGCCATCCACCTTGAAGACTGTGCACATTCCGCACCTGACATTGGCAAAGGCGAATGAGCTGGTAAGCCAATATGTTGGAGCATGGATGACGGAGGATGAAAATGCCTGAAGAATATGAGATGGAAATATTGGTTGAAAGATTGACTGATGGGTTTGGTCATGATATCATGAAAGAGGTAGAAGGGGGGAATCGCTATGGGAAACAAGCAGAATCGGTTCCGGTCATGGGCGCTCTGGCTGAGCGTGGCGGCCCTGATAGTGTGGATTGTAAAGACTTTCTGGAAGATTGATATCAGTGAAACAATGGATGGGTTCATGAATGTCTTGCTTCCAGTATTAGTAGGGTTTGGTATAGTTAACAATCCTACTGATCCTAATCATCTGTAAAGGGATGATCTGCAATGATTGATCGTGAAGACATTGATCGCCTGAAAGAAATCTTTGTGACCAGAGAGGAATGCTCTCGGGACATGGGATTGATTGATGAGCGAGTCAATAACATCAATGTTGACCTTGCTGTGATAAAGTCTCAGCTAAAAACCATCCAATGGCTATTGACCACAGTAGGCGCAGGGGTGATTGCCACCCTTGTGAAGCTATTCATCGGAGGATGAGAATGAACTGTCAGGATTGTAATCAGGTCAAGCATTTTAGTGAAGCGGCTCTTGCGATGGCAGAGCGGACTATCCGCAGACTTTGGATTACCATTCTTGTGTTGATTGTTTTGATGGCAGGAATGGCTATCGGATTCTTTGCTTATGAATCTCAGTTTGAAGAATACTCGGAGTATTCAGAGTACGAAGCAGAGGTAGACGCTTTGCAGGTTGGAGATGATAATTTTGTTGCAGGTGGTGACATAAATTATGGGCACGCAGATGGTGAGGGTGAGAACCCATAAGACCACAACTACCAAGACTCGTGTCAAAAAGGGAAGTATGCCATCTGGTTATAAGACCTGCAATATGTGTCATGGGACAGGGAAGGTTAAGAAGTGATGGAAGATTATTCCAACTCCGCAATCTGTCAAGTGATTGATGAGTATATTCACTCGGAACGGGATCGTGCAATCCTGAAGCGTAGGCTTGTCGATGGAGTATGTTTTGAACCGCTTGCTGACGAGTTCCAAATGTCAGTCAGGCAGGTCAAAAACATTGTCTATCATGGTCAAGAGAAGGTGTTTTTGCACCTGAAGCGCAAATAGTAGTTATCCACAGGTAAAGCGAAGTTATCCACAGGTTAGAGGTGAAAATCGTTGATTTTCGCCTCTTTTTTGTTATGCCAAAAAGTACATTGCCTCTGTTTGCCACAAAAAGGGGCATTTTAGCGCTTCCATGCCTTGCATGAGTATTAATTCATCTGAAAGTCTGGGCGAGATTCTGTGGAAAACCCTGGTAAAAAATCTTACCAGATTTTACATTGTGGATAAACCTGTTGATAACTTGCCCGAAAATTGCCCGTTGGCTTCATCGTCAACAGGCTTTTGTTTTGTCAAAATTTAAGCATGGAGGTGATGAGTTTGTGGGTGGAATACAATCCGAATCCTGCTCAGGCGAGAGCGGGAGATTGTGCTGTTCGTGCGATTGCCAAGGCTCTGAACATAGATTGGGAGAGTGCTTATGCGAAAGTTGCGGTGAACGGTTTTCTGATGGGCGATGTGATTTCGTCAAATGCTGTTTGGGGAAGTGTCCTCAGGCAGAACGGGTTCACGAGAGAGATCATACCGAATTCATGTCCTGACTGTTACACACTGGCTGACTTCAGCAAAGATCACCCTAAAGGAACATTTGTAGTCGCCCTTCCTGGTCATGTTGCCGCTGTTGTAGATGGAGATATTTATGACAGTTGGGATAGCTCAGAGTTAGTGCCGCTATATTACTGGAGGGAAGAATAATGGCTTATTATCCATATAATTACAGCAATCCATATATGACACCACAGCCTCAGGTTCAGCCTCAGCAACAGCAATCCAATGGATTAATTTGGGTGCAAGGTGAAGCAGGTGCAAAATCTTATCTTGTTGCTCCGAATACAACTGTTTTGCTGATGGACAGCGAAAATCAGAGATTCTATCTGAAGTCCAGCGATGCGTCAGGCATGCCGCAACCGCTTCGTATTTTTGAATACTCTGAAAAGACCCAGAATGCCCCAAATCAGGCTTCTGAGTCTCAGTCGATAGATTTATCGGCTTTCGCTACAAAAGCCGAATTTGACGCATTTAAGGACGAAATAAACGCATTGCTGAAGCAAGTACCACGGCAGACAGTAAAGAAAGAGGTGAAGTCTGATGGCTAATCCACTGTTCAAGGCATTGGGTGGGAATCCACTTTCTGGGATCATGAATATGATGTCACAGTTTCGTCAGAATCCAATGGCGATGCTTCAGAAATCAGGACTGAATATTCCATCTAATCTGTCTAACCCGACTGAGATTATCAATCATTTAGTCCAGTCTGGTCAGATTAATCAAAATCAGTTGAATCAGGCACAGCAAATTGCACAAATGCTGAAAAGAAAATAGGGAACAGGATCGGGCAAATCCTGCTCCCATGCCACGAGGCGATGCGAAAAGAAGCATGATTATTGTACATCGCCTTTCGTGGCCAGTCAAGGTGCATACCGTCAAGTGCGCATAGACGGTCTGTATAAATAACACGAAAGGAAGTTTTTATTATGGCTCTCAATGATGAAAATGCTGGCGGAATCCCTGCGACAATGCTGGTCGGTCCGACTAATTATCCCATGTATGGCGGAGGCAATATGGGAGGAATGTTCGGTGGTGACGGATCGTGGATTATCCTGCTGATTATTGTCCTGCTGGCCGCTAATGGTGGTTGGGGTGGATTCGGAAACAACGCTGGTGGAAACGGCAACTATGGCGGTTCTTTCCCGTGGCTCATTAATGGTCAGAATAACCTGTCCGGTCAGATGAACGATGGCTTCAGAGATGCTCAACTGCATGATAGCGTGACTTCCGTCAGGGATGGCGTGAGTGCGCTTGCGACTCAGCTCTGTAATTGCTGTGGTGAAATCCAGCAGGCTCTTTGCTCTGGTTTTGCTGGCGTGACTGCCGCTGTGACTGGCGCCCAGAATGCCATTGCACAGCAGATGTATGCTAATCAGATTGCAGACATGGAACGTTCTTATGCGGCTCAGACTGCAAGTATGCAGGGCATGAACAGTATTCAGGCTCAGTTGGCTCAGTGTTGCTGTGACAATCATCTTGCAGTTGCTCAGACTCAGGCTCTTGTGCAGAGTGAGAATTGTGCGGATCGTCAGGCTTTGTCTGATGGGATTCGTGACATTATCGCCGCTCAGGTTGCCGGCTTCCAGAGCATTAAAGATCAGCTCTGTCAGGACAAGATTGATGCCAAAAATGACATCATTTCTCAGCTCCGTCAGGAATTACTGTTTGCTCGTGGTCAGGCTTCTCAGGATGTTCAGACTGCCACTCTGCGGGCTGGTCAGGCGACTACTGCCAATCAGCTCGTGAGCGAACTGCGTAGCTGTCCGATCCCTGCCGTTCCTGTGTATGGAGATCAGAGGATTTTCACTTGCAACAATGGCGGCTGTGGCTGTGGCAACGGGTTTGCGAACTGAGGTGACTACTATGGCAAAGTATATTACGAGCACGGATCAGAATGTTGCTCTGAACAACACCGTTCCGTTTGATATCGTATCTATCCCTTGCAATAAGGGCTGTGTAGTTCCTATTACAACTGGGGTTCTTACTTTGAAAGGTGGAAACAATCAGATTGCTCGGTATGAAGTAGACCTTCAGGCGAATGTCGCTATTCCAGAAGGTGGAGCTGTAACGCCGATTGCGCTTGCTATCACAATCAATGGAGTTGCGATCCCTGATAGCGTAGCAATCGTAACACCAGCGGCGGTAGAGGAATTCTGGCATATCAACACATCAGTAGTGATTACTGTGCCTTGCGGATGCTGTGTATCAGTCTCAGGTGCTTATGTAGATGCTACTGAAGATGATGCTACTGTAACGCCGACGCCTTCTATCTTTATTAGAAGGAATGCTTCACTGACCGTGACCAGAGTTGCATGAAAGGAGGGATTGTAATGCACGAACTGCATGAACTGAAGGGAAAGCTCATTAAAGAGTTGGAGGATTATTCTCAGAACGGGAAATTCTCTAAGGATGATGTAGAAGCTATCAAGTACATGGCTTCAGCAGTAGACCATCTGTGCAATATCATCTCTGATATGGATGATGATGGATATTCCAATCGTGGAAGCATGAGAAGTCGCAATTACGGCTATGGCTACGAAGGTGGTCAGGGCGGTGGCAACAGCTATGCTCGTGGCAGGGGAAGCAATGCACGCAGGGATAGTATGGGAAGATATTCTTCTCGTGGTGGATATTCCCGTGCTGAAGGTGCGGAAGGTCTTGTAGAAGAAATTCGTGGCATGATGGGAGAAATGCCAGATCACATTCGTCAGGATGCTCAGCGTCTGGTTCAAAAGTTGGAACAAGAGATGTGATGTCCCTTGATAACTAAGCATGATTTAGATGAAGCAATCAAAGAATGTGAAGGGAAACGAAACCCAGATGCTAACACTTGCCTGAAGCTTGCGGCGTTTTACACAATCAGGAAGGAAATGTTCGGAGAAGGAAAAGAAGTCGAACAGCCTATGTATTCCTTTGCACCGCCGCCAGAATCGGTCGAAACAATTCAGCGGTATGGCGATTCAGAATTTCTGGAAGTGGTAGAGGGAAAGCCTATTGATGGTGTAATGCTCATAATGGATGAGTTGATGGACTCAATGCGAGTCCTTCAGCCAAGAATTTATGACAGCGTAATGCGAAAGGTTTTGAATCTGTAAGATTCGATGGCAGGAACGAAAGTTTCTGCCATTTTTCTTATAAATTTTTATTAAAAGGTATTGCAATCTATGAATATTTGTGATACAGTATATACAGAACGAGAGGCAAAGCCTCAAACGAAAGGAAGGTCACGAGAACCATGAAGTGCTACATCAAAGGATATGACAAGAGCAAATACGAAGCTGATTCCAAGGAGCTTTTCTTCCATAATCTGGGTGAGGTTACTGACTTTGAGGTCGTACAGGGGCAGAAGGAACTTAAGGAAAAAACAGGTTGGACTTACAAGGATGCTGATCCTTTTGATGAGTATCTGATTATTCGCCTTGCTGATGGGAATATTACCAGCTACCGCAACAGCATGGTTGACCTTTTCAAGTATTGATTGGAGGAACGAATGATGAAGAACTGGACTAAGAAAGACTTCTCCATTGAATGGAGATGGCATAGAGGCAGATTGCAGGGACAGGAGAACAGAGGCTGGTATCACATTTTCTATCAGGGTAGAGAGTGCAACAGCGGATTCAGAACCAAGAAGGATGCCGAAAGATGGTTAGGCGATTTCCTGAAGAAAGCAAATACATTACGCAAGCAAGCGGCAGAACGAGGAATGGAGGTTTGAATATGAAGATCGAATTCAGCACGAGAGAGTACGAGCGGAGTCACATGAGGATGCCCAAAGGAACGGGATCATGGTTATTCAGATGCGAAGGTCACGAGCTGGAAGCATGGGGAACGCTAACTGAAGCCAAGAAAAAGGTTCGGGAACAGATCAAAGAGATCGCTCCTAAAGACTACAAGGGTGTAGTGACCTGCTACATCCTTCCCTGACAGGAGGTGCGAGTATGGGACTGAAGCCTGAATTCACAATGAAGCGGATGACCGAGGATGGATTCATTGAGAGACTAAAGAACATTGCAACCACTCGGTACTATGACTACCAGCTCCCATGTGAGAGTGAGGTCTGCACGAGTGGGAGCCGATTGTGGCAATCTGAGAAGGAAGCCGATCCGTGGGAACTGCTTCTCTTTGCCATAGTCAGTCTCGCCGCAAAAGAGTATGTGCAGACAGTCATCTTTGAGAAGAAGTACAAGCGGGCATGCGGAAGGAAGCGTGAGATTGAGGAATTCTTGAACAATTGGTCGCCTGAGATTACAGATCGGTTGCAGTCTGAGATCAGGTATCATGAGCGCCGAAATGGAATCAGAGGAATTGAACAGATGGAATGCGGAATGAAGGTGATGTACTGATGAAAGCGACAGGATATTGGATTCGCCAGTTCGGAGGAATGTATATCTGCACTCTGACTGACAAGAGCGTGCAGGGATTCACTCAAATCTTCCAGAGCATGGGAAGAACAAAATCTCAGGCAGTCAGGCGAATGAACAGGATGTTGAAACCGCATGGTTTCAGAGCGGAGGTTGAATATTATGCTACATATCGTGTTTGAGTATCAGGATGCTTACACTCATGGAGAATGGTGCCAGCAGGAATGCTATGTGCATAGCGTGGAGGAATGTAAGCGAATCTACGGACTCGGAGTTGACTGTGAGTACCATATCCTGAAGGTCGAACAAGCGTGATAGATTTTCTTATGAAATTTTATCAAAAAGTATTGACATACGGACTCGGATCTGGTACAATACAGACAGAGGTCGAGAGATCGACCAAAACGAAGAATGGGAGGACATGATCCGATGAGTTTCGCCGAATTCTGGGAAGAGTATAAGAGGGATATTGAGGCCGATGGAGAGTCAGTATGGAACATGAGTCTTGAACGGTATAATGCTGTGAAAGAAGAAGCAAGGCAGATTTACGAAAAGTATTTCGGAGATAGAAAGTGAGGTCGAGAACCATGACGCTGGAAACTATTATGAAAGACACTCTCTGGGTAGCAAAGATGCAGGGATACCGCACAGTTGGAACCTATGATGAGATCAAACACCTCGGAGAGTCCGAGGAATGCAGAGACTTTGACACCCTCTGCACAGATGGACAGCCCAATCATCTGAAGCCCTTCTACAAAGCCTACTACGAGCATTGCAGGACAAAGGGCTGGATGACCATTCAGGATTACTACCATGAAGTATGGGAGAAGGAACATAAGGTGAAGACATGGGCGCCCGAAGAAATCAAGAGTCTGATTCAGACGAATGATACAGTTCTGTACAGAGCCTTGAAGCGGCTCTATGCTGAACAGACTGATGATGAGCAATTCCGAGAGCATACAGTGGAAAGGAACGGTCGAGGATTCAACAAAGTGGATGCTGACTTCCTGACGAGCGTGAGCAAGTTTCTGAACAGTCGAGGATTCCTGACTGAGAAGCAGAAAGTCGCTACGAGGCGGAAGCTCATCAAATATACAGCCCAGCTTACCAAGCTGGCGAATGCATGAAAGGAGAGGTGAAAACAATGGAAGTCAAATTTGACAGGAATGGAGAATCTGGAAACATCTTCTGGATTCTTGCTCATGCTCAACAGGTATTGCGCTGGCAGAACAGAACTCCAGAATCGGTCCAGATGGCAATCCGAGTAAGGAATTGTCACAGTTATAATGAGGCACTTGAAATCATTTCCGAATATGTTGAGCTGGTTGAGGTGAATGAATGATGGACAAGATGTATATTGAAATTCCAAGCGGGAGAGTATTCCTGAATGATTACAGAGTGTTTAGCATCAGGCGAAAACCATACATTATGGTAGATGCTGAAAAGGTATTTTTAACTGATGTGCAAAAAACGCTTGCGCGGGGCATGGTAAAAGCTTTTTCGCCCATGATTGACTATTTGAATGGAACATTGGAGGAAAGTCTGTATGAATAAGATATTCGGAGTAGCCATTATTGATGGCGAATTCAAGCCTATGACTGTGGAGGACAGCCTTGATTCCTATTACAAGCTGTTAGGATGCTCAGTCATTGACATTCCAATGCGGAAGATCGGCGGAGTCTATTATGACATCTTGTGCGATGAAGAAGGGCTTTATAATTCTGACAATCGGATTCAGATGATCCATAAGGACACGAATGTTCCGATGCTGGTAGGCAATCTCTTTATCTGCAAGGACGATGGCAAAGGCGGATTAAAGAGCCTTGACAATGAGGATGTGGAGAAGATCAGGCAAAGTTGGAAATTCCGCACGATATTGGGGGATTACTGATGCTATATACATTCGGATGCATGAATGCCTTTATTGATGGGCGAGTGCTGAGATTTGACACAGATGTGGAGGCGATTGAATTCGCCTCCAATTACGAAGCTCGGTGCTATCGAATTGAAAGCAGGAGAGACAAGGCTGTGCGAGTGCAGATTTATAGTCCTGCTGACGAATCGTGACCGTAAATTTCTTTATATTTTTTTCTGAAAAAGTATTGACTTCTATCAATGATTCTGGTACAATACATACAGGAGCTGAGGAATCAGCCAAGAAAAATGGGAGGTCGAGAACCATGATAAAGCAGATGACGAAAGCTGAAATGCAGGAGCTGATTGATAAGCTATGGGATGACGAAGAAGAAGTTTGGAAGAAGATTTACTTCTGGGCGAACAGGTACGATATTGCGCTTGAGAATCGGAATCCTGCAAAAGCACAGATTGCAGATACCGAGCGGGCGAATGCTTTTGCAGAGCTTCATGCCATCGACTCTAGGCGGAATGAACTGCTCAAAGAATTGCGGGAAATGAATTAATTGATAGGAGGTCAAAGAACCATGACATTCAAGCAGATTTTCAAAGGACTGGACAGCGCAGAGTCCGAGCGCCGCATGGAAGTAGCAGTCAGGATGAACATCCTCTGGGACAAGCTTCAGAAGTGCGATGACAAGGCAAAACAGAAGCGGATCAGCAAGCAGATTGATATGATCCGCAGGCAGGAAACGAGCTGGTTGAAGGAAGCCGCATTCTTCCTTTACTGAGGTGGACCATGAAAAATAGACTGGAACGCTATCTGAGAGAGCAGAATTTTGACAGCCGAAATGGAAGGCTCTCACGCAAGAGCATGGAGATAATTGCTGAACACTTCGGAGGTCAGGTTACAAGCTCTGGACGATATTTGAAGATTGATGGAGTAGAATATCAGATTCAGCGCAATGCATATTCTATGGAATGGGAAGTTCAAGTTATGACATGGGACATTGGAGACGACTGGCGATTTTTCTCGCCATATTGATGGAGGCAGACATGACTGAGAGGATTCTAACGCCTACTGACCTTTATAACGAGATCGTAAAGGTCACTAAGCCTGACGAGATCGGGAATTGGACTTCCGATCTGCAATGCAGGGTAACAGATGCTACCAGAGCGGTCATTGATCGCTATGAGTATGGACACTTGGTGACAAGCTTCAGGTCTGCGACCGATGGAAAGCTCTGGTATGAGATTCCCTTTGCTTTTGCTCCGTGGTGGAGCGATCCGCATAAATACACTTGATTGGAGGCATGACAATGGAAGGTATCGAAAGGATTCACAAACTGCTTGACGAGTTGGCTGAGGTTACTAAAGAATTGTTCCCTGACTATTCACGAATCAGCGCAGATTGTGCAAATGATGGATACAGAAATTTTACAGTTCTGAAATGGGGAAAGGGGGAGACGGTAGAAACTACCAAGAGGCGGGAGCTTTTTCAGCAGTCGAGGCTGAACGCAAAAGACAAATGGGAAGAAGATCGGAGTCCTATTCAGAATAAGTATTACGAGCGTAAAGGAGTTTTGCTGAAAGACGATTGATGTAGGACGATGTAGGATAATCATACATTTTCTTATTTATTATATATTATTTTCTTTTCGCTATATAATAATAGGAAATGTAGGATTATACTACACAAGATTTATAAAGATTGGGGTTGATTTATACTGAATAATATGCTACAATGGACCAGAAGGGAGGTGAACGAGATGAGCCTACGGGAGCGAATTCTTCAGTACCGAGCAAAACACAGTATGTCTCAGGAAGATTTTGCGAACAAGTGTCAGGTCAATGTGATGACCATCAATACCATCGAAACGGGCAAGCGGAAGCCCACGCAGTTGACTCAAACCAAGATTGAAATGATTTTGAAGGAGGATGAACAGAATGATTAAGTGTGAAGTGACTGATAAGTATACCAAGATGACAGCAGTTGGTGATATCCCTACGCTGGGTGCAGACCTGACGCATATCTTCCATGCGCTTCTTTCGGAGATGCCTGAGAAGGTGAAACACGAGTTCATGCTTTCATTCATGATGGCATTTAATTCGGGGATGATTTTCGATACCGATTCCAAGGGAATGCGAAAGCTCTATAACGAGCTGTGGGAGAAGGTCGGGATTGATGATGACGATAAGGATGATAATGCGAAAGAGGACGAGAAGACTTCCGCTATCGACCATCTGCTGGACAAGCTCATTGAGCTGAAGTCTGAGATTCAGAAAATCCGTGAGCTGACTGGAACGGAGGAAAATAAAGATGAAACTAAGTAACAGCGGGATTCAGCTTTTTAAGAGCTGTCGCCGCAAATATGAGCTGAAGTATGTAGAAGGGCTGATTCCAGTTCAGACGCCTGACGTACTTGAGCGTGGAAAGTCTTACCACGAGAAGGTTGAACAAATCCTGAGTGGTGAAGGGATTGAGTTTGACAATCCCAAGACTGACGCTATGGCGATGGCTTTTGAGAAGTACATTCTTCCGCAAGTTGGAAAGGTTGAGGCAGTCGAGGAATGGTTTAACAAAGAATTGCCGAATGGGAATATCATAGTAGGAAGATGCGATGGGAGGCTTGCCGATGATAAGCTGATTGAGCACAAGACTACTAGCGGAGACCTTGACGAGGCGTATATTGCAGGATTGCAGAATGATGAACAAATCCTGACTTATATGTGGGCTTATGGAGTGAATAATATCCTATACACAGTCTGCAAGACTCCCACAATTCGCCTGAAGAAAGACGAGGATGACGATGCTTTCAGGGAAAGGTGCTTTGCATGGTATGCCGAAGATACCGAGCGTAAGATCGGAACCATTGATGTGTACAGGAGTCCTGAGGAAATCGCCGAGTTTGCGAATGACCTGAATCGCATTGCCGATGTGATTGACAAGTGCGAGTGCTTCTACCGTGTCCCTTCATACTGCATGAAGTGGAATAGACCTTGCGAATACATGAGTGTTTGCAGGAACTATGACCCGCAGATGGAATACATAGGATTTACAAAGGGGGAAAGGAAATGATTAAGCTTTCGGAAGCAGTCAAGGAAAAGCGGCCAGTAACCTGCCTGATTTATTGTGCTCCGGGTGTAGGGAAGTCAACCTTCCTTGGAATCATTGGAGAGCAGAGCAAAGGGAACACGCTGGTGCTTGATATCGACAGGACTTTCATTCCTACCATGAGCAAGAATGAAGTGGTCCATGACTTTGATCGAATCGAAGTCTGGGAAGTCGACAATGTGAACACTTGGGATGACTGGGAAGCCAAGCTGAAAGAGCTGAAGCAGATGAAAGAGGATGGGAAGCTCAACTACGAAAATATCTGCGTAGACAACCTCTCTGAGCTTGAGCGGTGCATTCTCAGCGATCTTGGAAGCAAGGGAAAGAACAAGGGTGTGCCAGCTCAGGCAGACTATCAGTATATGCAGTTCAAGCTTGTAAACACGCTCCGCTTCCTGAAGTCTCTGGGAGTGAATATTTACTTGACTGCATGGGAGATCAATGAACAGTTCCAAAATCCTGATGGGAGCTATTATACTCGCCTCTATCCGAGGGTGTCAGCTAAGATCGTGGATAACATCTGCGGACTCTGCGATGTAGTAGGGAAGATCAGGGTTGACAAGGAAGGTCGGAGAGGCATACAGTTAGAAGCATCGCAGAATGTCTATGCTAAGAACCAGAGGGATACCAGAAAAGGTTGCTTGGTTGAGGACTTTTTGAGAAAGGATGAGGAATAATGAGTAAGACTGTGACTATTGACGAGTTCGATAATGCTGTGATTGAGGCTTCTGCAAAGATCACTATGGAACATATTGATAAACCTCAGGGGACAATTCTTTTCTGCACTTCAGGTATGGCATTTGCGACAGAAGTCAGACGCATTCTCTTTTGTGAGGATGCTGAAGATAAGAAAGAACAGGAGGATTAAAACTATGGCATGGCAATTCAAAAGGACTGAACAGCAGTTCGATACTATCCCCGCAGGTGACCACAGGGTGGTCATTGATTCCGCTGAACAGGCGGTGAGCAAGAATGGCAATGATATGCTGGTTATCAAGCTCAGAGTGAGCGGATACAATTCGATGCTCTGGCACTACATCGTATTCATGGACTCCAAGCCTGAGATCACGAACCAGAAGCTGACTCAGTTCTTTGACAGCTTTGGGATTGAGGATGGCAATTTCAATCTCGCCTCTTATGCTGGCAAGTCAGGCGCCGCCCATGTGAAGATTGACGATCAGGGTTACTCCAAAGTAGCGTGGTTCATTCATAAGGATAAACAGGGCAAGCTTCCGCCTTGGAAGGGCGATACTCCTGCCGCTCAGGTGCCAATGCCTGTGGAGAATCCTGATGACTGCCCGTGGTGACAAATATGTAGGGCGTGAGAGTTTTTCTCATGCCCTGCTTTATTTTGAGAAAGGATGTGCGAAAATGACACAAAAAGAGATTAATAACGAAGGAAGTGAACAAGAATGAAGCAAGAAAGAGTGAATGAATACACAGAAAAACTGAAACCATGTCCGTTTTGTGGTGGAAAAGCTCATGTTGGTATTCTATTCTGTGGATGGATGGGAATCATGTGTACAAACTGCTATGCGTGCATGTTAAGCGATAGAACGATGAACGATGAATATCAAGTTAAAGAAGCAGTTGAAAACTGGAATATGAGAAACGATCAATATGAATCAATAAACAAAAAGCAAAGTGCCATATATGATGAAATTAACTCTGGAGTTATATGTGACATGGAACCAAGAGAAAAGTTCTGTGATTAAAGTGACCCATAAAGGAGAACGCATGAAAACACCATTTACAAACGATGTATTTTCAACGATATGGGCAGCGTTTGAGGATGCAAACAGCAGGCTTAAAGAATTGAATAAAGAGCTGGAAAGGATTGGTAAAGAATGACAGGCAGACAGTTTGAAGATCATGTAGTAAAGAAGATGCACGAGGCTGGATACTGGGTTCACAGGATTCATCCTGACGAGTCAGGGCAACAGCCATTTGATGTGATTGCAGTCAAGGGCAATAAGATGTGTGCTTACGATGCAAAAGTCCTGACTGAAGGGAAGCGTTTCCCTCTGAATCGAATTGAGGACAATCAGCTCAATGCGTTTCGACTTTTTGAGAAAAAGACGAATGGCGCTGATATAGGTCTAGTCATCCTCTGTGAGGACGGGAAAATTCGATTTATGGACATAGGGCAGATCAACACAGCTCTGTGGCTCGGAAAGAAGAGTATTGAGCTTGCCATCCTGCCAGAATGGAGATTGATATGATTACCGCAACTGCGGATAACACTATTGAGATTCAGGGACCAATCCCTTACGAGATGTTAATTGCTCTGAAGTCGAGACTGCAATGGCCGAACCCCGACTTTGTGAAGAAGCAGGAGCAGGGAAGAAGCACATGGAATACTCCGAGGGATATCATTCTTTATCAACAGAAGGGAACTAAGATTGTGGTTCCATTCGGGTGCCTGAAGATGCTCTGGGGATGGGAGTCCAGATATGCCCTACGGCTCATCTGGAAGCCCCCAGAAGCGTCTTTGATGCCTCAGTCGATAATTTATATGACTATCAGCAAGAGGCGCTGGAATGTGCCTTAAAAGCCCGAAATGGAGTATTGGTTGCGCCATGCGGTTCAGGAAAGACTCAGATAGGGTTGGCAGTATGTGCAGAGCTTGGACTCAACACGCTATGGCTGACTCATACTCATGAGCTTTTGAAACAGAGCATGGAAAGAGCTAAACAATATATGGATATCCCAATGGGTACAATCACAGGAGGCAAGGTCAATGCTGTGAACGGGATCACTTTTGCAACAGTTCAGACAATGGCAAAGATTGACCTTGCTGAATACAAAGACTTCTGGGATATGATAATAGTTGATGAGTGCCACAAGTGCGTAGGTACGCCTACTCAAATGACTATGTTCTGGAAAGTGCTTTCAAGGTTGAGTGCAAGGTATAAGATTGGACTGACCGCAACCCCAAAGAGGAATGACGGAATGGAAAAGGCGATGTATGCGCTTCTCGGTGACAAGTTTTATGAGATCACAAGAGAGCAGGTCAAAAGCAGGACTGTTCCGCTGAATGTGCTTGAACCAATTCCTACAAACTGGATTCCTGATATCGACAAGGCTCTGAATCCTGACGGTACGCTGAATTATGTAAATCTGATAACTAACTGTATAGAGGATGAACAAAGAAACAGGCTGATTGCAGAGGCAATCAATACTGCCGCATCTGATGGTCCTACATTGGTGTTAAGTGAGCGTGTAGCACATCTTGAAAAACTGAGCGAAATGTGCGATTATAGTAAAGGAAATTTAAGCGCCGCAAAGAAGAGCGACAGAAAGGATTTGCTGAAAGAGATACAAAATGGTGAGATCAGGGTGTTGTTCGCTACTTATGCGATGGCGAAAGAGGGATTGGATATTCCCTGCTTGAAACACCTTGTGATTGCTTCTCCCATTAAGGATGAGATATCAGTCACGCAATCCGCTGGTCGAGTCATGAGGGCGTATGACGGAAAGGAAGTGGGGACAATATGGGAGTTTGAAGATTCGTTCCCGATGCTCAAAAAATGGATGAACAAAAGACTTTCTATTTACAGGAGGCTGAATGAGCAATGACCTTGAAAGATCAAGTGTCGACAGCTATCCACCTTTGCATGACTTCAGTATCAGGTTGTTCGAATTGCCCTTATGACAAGGATGAGAATGGTCATCTGAGAAATCGTGATGAGTGCATTGGTATGCTGTTGAATGACTTTGACCTTCTTGTTTCTGACATGGAAAATACCATCAAGCTATTGGAGGAAAAAGAATGACTGAGAATCCAGCAAACGAACTAAAGGATTCTATGTGGAACTTCTTAAAGGATCGTAATCAGGAAGCAAACATCGATGGACTGAAAAGTGCTGTTTATGCTTTGATACAGATGACTATCCAAAAGGATGCAGGGCAAAGAGATGCTGGGAGAAATATTCCATTCCAGATGCTTGACATTGTTAAGTAGCAAATCATATGCGAGGCAACAGCGTTGGTGCTATCGGGAAGATTAGATGCATTGGAGGAAGGAAATGTTACCGCAAGAATTATGGAAACCGATTCCTGAATATGAAGGTTATTATGAAGTAAGCTCATATGGGAATGTAAGGAATGTGCGAACAGGCAGAGTGCTAAAGCCTTTGAACAATCATGGATATAAGAGAGTTAATTTAAGCAAAGGGAATGTCCAAAAGCTTTATCAAGTACATAGGCTTGTTGCATTTGCATTCATCCCAAATCCTGAAGGATTGCCGCAGATCAATCATAAGGATGAGAATCCCAACAATAACTGTGTAGAAAATCTTGAATGGTGTACGCCTTTATACAATGTGAGGTATGGAACAGGCGTTATAAGGCAATCAATGAAGCGTAAGGGTGTTCCATTGACTGAAGAAAGAAAGAAGAAAATATCACAGTCATGCAAGGGCAGGAAGCCTCCAATTCATACTTTGGAGGGAAGAAAGAAAATGTCTGAAGCTGCAAGAATGCATTGGCAGAAAGTGAGGGCAAGTCATGATTCCTGAAGAATTGACCACACTAAAACAATGGGTTTGCTATAAGTCAGATAAAATCCCACGGAATCCTTATACAGGCGGCAATGCGATGAGTAACAACCCCAGCACTTGGAGTGATTATCAGACTGCTTGTGAGGCAGTCAAGAAATACCACTTTGATGGTGTAGGATTCATGTTCGCCCCGCCTTACTTTGGGGTTGACCTTGATAAATGCCTTGATGATACAGACTTTGTAGATGAGTTCGTGGAAGGACTCCGCTCATACAATGAAATTAGTAAGAGTGGGAATGGTATTCACATTATCTGCAAGGGCAAGCTTCCTGAAGGAAATCGGCGCCGAGGGAAAGTCGAGATGTACTCTGAAGGGCGTTATTTCATCATGACAGGAAATCAGTATAACGCAAAATATACTGAGATCATTGATTGCACAGAGCGGATCAAGATTCTGCACAGCAAGTACCTGCCTGATATGACACCTGCAACTGTGAAGGATACGCAATTCATAAGGCTTGAGTTGAGTGATACCGATATCATAGACAAGGCGAGAGCGTGCAAGACTGGCAGAGTATTCCAGCTTCTCTATGAAGGTGCGTGGCAAGGGCTGTTTAATTCTCAGTCTGAAGCCGACCTTGCGCTATGCGGACAGCTTGCCTTCTGGTGCCAGAAGGATGAAGGGCAGATAGATCGGATATTCCGATCAAGCGGACTCATGCGCCCCAAGTGGGACGAGAAGCGTGGTCAAAACACTTACGGGCAGATAACCATATCAAAGGCAGTCAGCACTTGTGACGAGGTGTATACTCCGCAAAGAGGCGGCGATGACACTTCCCTTGCGCTTGGACTCTTTGGGAAGAAAAAGCCAAAGACTGATAAGCATTATGATCGAACCGATACTGGAAACGCTCATAGACTGTATGACAGATGCAATGGAGAAATCAGGTATTCCTATGCACGAAAGAAATGGTACTACTGGACAGGCAAGGTCTGGACGCTTGATGATACTGGTGAAGTAAAGAAATATACAGACCTTGTGCTTGCAGATATGAAAGCTCAGGCTTTTGAAATGGATAACGAGGAAGAAAGAGATCGTTTCCTGAAGTTCGTGAATACCTGTGGGAACAGCAACCGCAAGAATGCGATGATAACTGAAACACAGCACTTGGAAGGTATTCCAATCCTGCCTGACCAGATGGATGCTTATCAGGAATATCTGAATTGCCAGAATGGTATAGTGAATCTCCGCAATGGTGAGCTGATGCCGCACTCGCCTGAATTCATGATGACCAAGATGTGCCTTGCAGAGTATGACACAAGCAGTAAAAAGCCGACTCGCTGGTTGAAGTTCCTTGATGAAGTATGCAATGGAGATCAGTCATTGGTTCGGTACTTGCAGAAATGCGTGGGATATTCGCTGACAGGATCCAATCGTGAGCAATGCGCTTTCTTTCTCTATGGAATAGGGAACAATGGAAAATCCACCTTCTTAGAGACTATCGCTGATATGCTCGGAGGATATGCCGCTAACGCACAACCTGATACTCTGATGACTAAGAGGAATGATGCAGGTGGTGGAGCCAATTCAGACATTGCAAGGTTGAAGTCCATCAGGTTTGTGACTACTGAAGAACCTTCCGAGGGCGTTCGCCTGAATGAAGGTCTGGTGAAACAGCTTACAGGTGGAGGCAGAGTGACTTGCAGATTCCTATTTGGGGACGAGTTTGAGTATGAGCCTGAATTCAAGATATGGATTGCCACGAATCACAAGCCTGTTATCAGGGGAACTGATATAGGTATATGGAGACGAATCAGGCTGATTCCATTTGAGGTGAATATCCCCAAGGAGAAGGTGGACAAGAATCTGAAGTATAAGCTTCGGGAGGAAATGCCTCAGATTCTCCATTGGGCAGTCGAGGGCGTTCAGATGTATGCACGAGAAGGACTGGATATGCCTGATGCAGTCAAGCGTGCGACTGATGAGTACAAATCTGAAATGGATTTGCTTCAGGCTTTCACGGATTCCTGCATTGAGATTGACTATACAGTAGCGGTAGGGATTCCTGCGAATGAACTTTATGCCGCTTATGTGCGATGGGCTGAGAAGAATAACGAGTATGTCATGACAAGCAGAAAGTTCTTTTCCGAGATCGGAAAGAAACTGCCTGAGAAGAAGCGTGAAGCCAAAGGTATTGTTTATAAGCAAATCAGATTGCTTGATGCTCCGAAACAGTATCGGGCGAGTGACTTTTATTCTGAATGATTGGAGGAATTGGAAATGAGTGGAGGCAGTCTTGGATATTTCTACAGCGACCTTGATAGTCATGTTGGAGACTTTGGAGACAAAGAGCTTGACGACCTTATAAAAGATTTGGCAGAGCTATTCCATGCCAGAGAGTGGTATTTGTCCTCTGACACCTGCGAAGGTGAATGGATTGAGGCAAGAGATGTTTTCAAGGCAAAATGGTTCGGAGAGAACAGCAGAAATGAACGGATCGAAAAGTATATGGATGAGATCAGGGATGATGTGCTGAAACAGTTCGGGATATCTGAGAAGTATTGTAAGAACTGCAAACGCTGGACTCAGGATGAGCGAGAGCATTATGAGAAGTATGGCAATTGTGAAGTGACAAAAGGATGCCTGATGCACAGGCATGAGTCCTGTGAGAAGTTTGAACATAAGTGAGAAGGAGGGAGGTGAAGTGAATGGACAGGGAGAAGGTTATCTACGACATTGAACGGTGTATATGCCATGTTCCAGATGCTTGTAGAGATTGTTCACACTATGGTCATGGAGAAGTCATCGGATGCATGGAAGAATTGCTAACTGATGCCCTTGCTCTGCTGAAAGAGCAGGACGAGCTTCTCAAACATGAATATTGGCGTGGTTATAATAACGGAAGGGCAGACGAAAGAGGATTGCGGGAAGGGACAATAATGCAAACGTTCAGTCCAGATTAAAGAATGTGGTGAAGTTGAAATGAAAAGAGTTATCATAAGAGTTGTCATTTTGATTGCGTGTATAGTATTAGCAGTTTTGATGGCAAAGTGGATTTGGTCATGGGATATACCTGATTGGTTGAAGGTGCTTCTTATAGCAAGTTAAACGTAATTTGTGGAGGAAAAGGAATGATACATAATGTTAAGGCTTGTCCTTTCTGCGGAGGCAGACCATATATCGAATCTCACAGCAGGGCGTTCATAGGCGGTGAGACTACGAGAGTCGCTTATGTGAGATGCTCAGAGTGCAACGCAAGATCGGAGAGAGTGCCTATCAGCATAGGACAGTCAGAAGCAGTCAAAAGGGTTGTTGCTCAATGGAATTGTAGATATAATGCAGTTGGATTCATACCTGTAGGAGATCACAGGAGATAGGAGGAAACAATGTATACGCCTGAAGAATTCGCCCAGAAGATGAAGCTTAGAGGATATGTAAGGTACATTGCTGATGCAAGGCGGTATGCCAAGCAGACAGGCAAAGAATCCTTTGATGAACAGGACTTGGAAGATGCTTATCATGCGCTGAATACAAACACTATCGGCAGAGAGTATATCAGCGATATGATTGATGGCGAGGTCGTGCGCTACAAAAGAGATCGCCATGATGATATGTATTGGAGAGATGACTGTGAGTGAAGACTGCTGTGTATGATGTGGCAAGATCATTCCTGAAGAAACACAGGCATGTCATAATTGTCTCCAAAGGCGTATGAACAGAAGTTATCCACAGAGTTATCCTCAATGTCAAAAATGGTAACTTTTTTTACCACAGTTTTCCACAGAATCTTGAGTAGAACGAAAGATGAGTATTAGTTCATCTGAAGGTTGGAAGCGCCAAATGGTGCCTTGGAAGGGCAAACAGAGGCATATACGATTTTAGAGGACAAAAATCAGGCAATTTTAGCCTGATTTTCGTCTTTTACCTGTGGATAACTGCCTGTGAATAACTTTCTTATAAATTCTTATGAAAAAGTATTGACGATTGGCAGGAAGCATGTTACAATGCTTACAGAGGTCAGGAAATGACCCGAATAAAGAATGGGAGGTCTAAGAACCATGAAACACGAGAACGAAGCCAGAATGCTGATATCCTTCTTCAACATGAAGAGCGGATGCAGGTACAGAGTCGCCGATCACGGAGATGCAATGGATGCGATTATTGCAGATGATCTTTCTAACATCTCTGATATCAGAGCGGCGATGAAAGATTACATCAGCAAGGGAGAGCCGAGCCTTCCGAAGTTCTTTGAGTTCTACAAGTACTCTTGGAAGAAGCAGGAACAGCAGAGCATTCCGCAGGCGACGCAGGTTCAGGTCGCTCCGATGAACGATGTAAATCAGGGCTTGAGCTTTATCACACAGGTGGTCGCTGATATGGTCGCCCGCATGAAGACCGAAGAGATCAAGGACACTGTAAGCGCCACTCTGCGATCCGAGATTGACCAGTACATCTTCGATACCTACGGGAAGATTGAGAAGAAAGTCACACTGGTCAGCGAATTCGGAAAGAGAGAACTGCCAGGAGTACAGCATGAGAAGTTTGAAACAGTCCTGAAGTTTGTAGCGAACGATGAGCCAGTTTATCTTGCAGGTCCAGCAGGAAGCGGAAAGAACGTGATCTGCAAGCAGGTTGCCGAAGCTCTTGGACTCGACTTCTACTTCACGAATGCAGTCACGCAGGAATACAAGCTGACAGGCTTCACCGATGCGAACGGAACCTTCCACGAGAGCCAGTTCTATAAAGCTTTCACAAAAGGTGGAGTCTTCATGCTTGACGAGATGGATGCCAGCATTCCTGAAGTGCTGATTATCCTGAACGCTGCCATTGCGAACAGGTACTTTGACTTCCCCGCTCCGATCGGGAAGGTTGATGCGAACCCGAACTTCCGAGTGATTGCCGCTGGAAATACCTACGGGCATGGGGCTGACAGTTCCTATGTAGGCAGGAACACGCTTGATGCCGCTTCCCTTGACAGATTCGCTATGATCGAGATTGACTATGACGAGCGGATTGAAATGAACGTCACCGAAGGGAATACCGAGCTGGTGAAGTTCTGCCATGCTTTCAGGAAAGCCGCTGACAAGAATGGAATCGCTATCACAGTCTCTTACAGGGCGATGAGCCGCATCGCTAAGATGGAGAAGTTGCTTGACAAGGCTGAAGTCATCCGCACCTGCTTGGTGAAGGGACTTGAGAAGGACGATGTGAATATCCTGAAGAACAGCATGGAGGCTCAGACCGATTCTTATACCGAGTGCCTGAGACAGATTGCAAGGGCTATGGCTTGACCATAGTCCTTATGCTTCCCTATAAAAAAGTATTGACAGAACGGGCGCAGGATGCTACAATAAGACATAACAGGAAGGGAGGCCATGAGCCATGAGTATCATCAAAACTTACAAGTCCAAGTTCTTTGGAGGGCATCTCAACATTGAGATGTACAATAGCGCACAGGATATGGCAAGGGATCTGGAAATCAGATCAATCACGAACCCCAAGTTTGATGCTGACCCATATGAGAACAGGCGCTTTGTGGGAGCAAGCAGGGAAGAAACATATACAATGCTTCGGGAAGGATATCAGCCGACTGTGGATGCTCTGAAGTCCAAGCTGAAAATCAGCGCCGCTGGTCAGGGTAAGCGATTCAAAAGCTTCAACGATGTAGTAGGATATCAGCCCATCATCCCGAATGCGATCATGGGACTGCCGAATTCGATGGTGAATAGTTCCCTGAAGCCCATCAAGACGAAGGTCATTGATGTCTACTATGAAATGACAGTCGCCGCCTATACAGAGTCCTCCGATCTGATTAAGGCAGGACAGAAGATGCTGGGAGTCATTATGGAGCTTGAAGCACAGGGCTACAGGTTCAATCTTTACTGCACTCAGGGCTACTACGATACAAGCAATGGATGCGACATGGTCTGCATCAAAGTCAAGAGCGCCAGTCAGCCGATGGACCTGAAGCGGATGAGCTTCCCCATCAGTCATACCGCATTTTTCAGGGGAATAGGATTCGACTGGTATTCCAAGTTCCCCAAGGGAACTTACAGATCAGGATATGGGCACGCTATCTCGTACGATAAGTCCCAGAGTGAGATTCAGGAAGAGTACAGCAAGATATTCGGAAAGAGTGCCATATATTTCTCAGCAACAACGATCATCAAACAGAAAGACAATGCGGAAAAGTATCTGAAGGAGGTGCTTACAAGTGGTAAGTAACAAATGGGTACATTGCCCCAGATGCGGACACAGGATGTTCTTCCTGAGAAATGGAGATTTTGATATCGAGATCAAATGCACATCCTGTAAGGCGATAGTCAAGATTGATACGAAAGGTGGTGACAAAGATGAGCGAGTATACAGAAATGAGCCTGTCAGAGTCTGAGCTGAATGACCTATACGCAGGTGTGGCGACATTCAAAGATGGGACAACCCAGATCAAGTCAGGCACTCTAAGCGAATGTTCCAGATGGGCTGACGAGATGATGAAGCACGACTTTGAGCAGATTGAAATGCGGAGGGTAAAGGGATGATTTGCGTAAACTGTGGAAGCGAGAAGGAAAGCAGGATTCTGGATTCACGAGAACGGCAAGGATTCACATACCGCAAGCGCAAGTGCGTAAGGTGCGGATATGAGTATATCACACATGAGCGATTTGTAAGAGGTGTCAGGTCTACTTCAGGTCCAAGGCTGATGTACTTGAATGAAATGCAGGAATGGGCTGAAGCAGTCTGGTTAGAGCTGAGGGATGGGAGACTTGCCGCAACATCAATCCAAAGCATTGATGAAGAATCAGTCCGCTTCTCAAATGGTATAGCAATGAAAAGGTCTGCTTGCTTGCATAATTGGCGAGTATGGGATAAACGCCCGAGTGAATATAACAGAAGGGAAGAAAGATGGCAATGATTGAAACATTATGCTGGATTTGCGGAAGAGCTTGCAGTCATGATTGCCCGTGGGCAGAGAGCGGAAAGCCTGTTCAGGGATGGGAGGCCGTCAAGAACAATGCGACTGAGAGTTGTACAGTTCTCAAGTGTCCACTCTTTGTGAAGGATCAGCCTTTGAAAGACTTGGATGATGATGGGGTTCAGAATCTTGTAGCAGGAATTATTAGACAGCTTGTAGCCGATTATGAGAAAGAGAAGAATCCTAAAGTTATTCCGCACTACGAGAAGTATGTGCGAAGTGATGCATTCAGAGCCATATCAAATGTCGATCCAGAGCGGCTGATTTATCTCATGAGGATCAAGAGAAAAGCGAAGCTCCAGAAAATGCTTTCAAATGGAGGGCGTGTATGACTCTGAAGGAAATAGAACGAGAGTTCGGGATTGAGTATTGCAAGCTCTACCAAGGGCTTGCTTATGCAGGATTGCTTGTGAGGCACAGGAAGAATGCAGATTACGATCCTGACATGGTTCTCAGGGCTTGCGATGAGTATTGCCAGATGCGTGTGATGAAACTTCAAGCGAAAATGGGCGAATTTGACTGGGTCAGAAACAAAATCCGTGACTTTCTGGAAAATGGCCTCACAGAATCGCCTCCAAGGCAGGTCTGAAAAGTTCCATGATATAATCCTCATTTGAAGGCTGGAAGCCTTAAATGGGGCATCCAGAGGCTTCTGTTGAGAAGCCTCTTGTTTTTTGCTTTGTTCCATGCTACAATTCAAGTATAAATCAGTAGAAACGGAGGTGATTTTGCATGGAGAAGCAATTCGTACCAAAGAAAACCATTACTGTTCAACTCACGCTTGAAGTCATGCAGGAATTCAATGAGCTGTGTGAAGCTCTGAATCTTCCAAAGACTAAGACTGTCGAAAAACTGATTACGGAGGCGCACGATGCTTTATTCCCAAAATAATGTATTCGATGAAGCACTTGAGCGGATTCGGTTTGTCTATGACAATCATGATGATGTGATAGTGTCCATGTCAGGCGGGAAGGATTCAACCGTTGTATTCAACCTTGCTATGATTGTCGCAAGGGAACGGAACAGACTTACATTGAAAGTATTGTCAGAATTTTAAGAGATGCACAGGAGAATAAAAATGGCAAAGAAAATTAACATGGAAATGGAACTGCGGAAAGTAAAACTTTCTGACCTTGTACCTTATGAAAACAATCCCAGGAACAATGATGAAGCGGTACCAGATGTTGAAGAAAGCATGGTTCAGACTGGTTATAATTCGCCTATTGTTGTTAGCAAAGATATGGTAATTCTTGCAGGGCATACAAGATTAAAGTCTTTGCTGGATGCAGGAGTAGAAGAAGCTCCTGTTGTGGTTATTGACAGAACAGCAGAACAACAGAAGAAATTCAGACTGTTGGACAACAAAACTGGCGAAAAAGCAGTCTGGGACTTTTCAAAGCTTGAAATTGAACTTGATGGTATAGACTTTGACGGGTTTGATTTTGGTTTTGATAATGTTGTTGTTGATGTTGATGAACTTTTTGAAGATGCTGAACCAAAAGAAGAAAAAGAACCTAAACAGATTCAGTGTCCGCATTGTGGTATGTGGTTTACAGAAAAGAGGTAATTCATGAAAATCTTTCTTGCCGGGACTTATTCTTCAATCAAAGATAAAGATGTTCTTGCAGAATCGCCGTTTGTTCTTGAAAGTTTTTACTATATAAAACCTTGGCAAATTCAAGACATAAACAGGCACAAAATGTTTCTTCTGGACAGCGGAGCATTTACTTTTATGGTCGGTAATGGCAGAAAAGAAGACTTTAATTCATACTTAAAAAGGTACATTGATTTTATTAACAAGTATGATATTAAATACTTCTTTGAACTTGATGTTGATGTGATTATCGGTTATGAAGAAGTTTTAAAACTAAGAAAAAGACTTGAAGGAGAAACAGGCAAGAAATGCATTCCTGTTTGGCACAAAAACAGAGGAAAGGAGGAATTTATAAAAATGTGCGATGAATATGATTTTGTCGCATATGGCGGACTTGTGTCAGACAAAAAAAGTGCCAATGTCGAAATGAAGTATTTCCCATGGTTTATAAAGACCGCACATGAACATGGAGCAATGATTCATGGTCTGGGGTTCACCCGTGTGAGTGACTTGCCTAAATATCATTTTGATTCGGTTGATTCAACACGTTGGAATTGTGCGAGATTCGGCAGGCTTGAATATTTCGATGGGAAAACAATTCGTTCGATTGACAGGAGAAAAGAAGGCAAGAGGATTATAAAAACAGGCGAGATTGATTCAACAACGTTCAATCTCAAAGAATGGATTAAGTTTCAGAAATACGCCGAAACGCACTTATGACGGTTTCGCATAAACCCCGTCAAAAATAAAAAACTGTGAGGTATAAAAAAATGGCTAACGAACTAATCCTTTTTATCGAAGTTATTGTGGTTTTCTCTGCGTTAATTCTGACAAAGAAGTTCTTTGGCAAAGTTGGCGTGATGGCATGGGTGTGCGTTGCGTCTGTTATGGCGAACATCATAACAGCAAAAAACGCCGATGTGTTTGGTCTTTCAACGGCAATGGGAACTGTTCTGTTTGCTTCAACGTTCTTGGCAACGGACATTCTGTCCGAATGCTATGGCGCAAAGTTCGCAAGGAAATCAGTCTTTATGGGGGCGGCTTCAACGCTACTGTTTATTGTGTGTTCGCAGATTGCCTTACTTTATACGCCAAATTTTATTGATTATGCAAATGAATCAATGACAGTTCTGTTTGGTTTGAATTTGCGAATTAGCATCAGCAGTATTGTTATGTACCTAATTGCAAATCTTGTTGATGTTTGGTTGTTTGAAAAGATTAAGAACAAAACAAATGGTAAAATGCTTTGGCTTAGAAATAACGTGGCAACAATCGTTTGTAATTGCGCTGAAAACTTTTTCTTTATTTTCTTCGCGTTTGTTGGTATTTATTCTATGAGCGATATTTTTATTATTGCGCTTTCAACAAGCGTTATTGAAGCGATTGTTGGAATCTGTGATACGCCGTTTATTTATTTGGCAAGAAAGGTGGTCGATAAAAATGCCGAAAGAAGGGAAGTTCTCACCGATTAACGGACAGCCATTGCCGAGGGGCAAGCCGTTCACGAGCGAAACCGCGAGGGAAGCCGCGCGGAAAAGCAATGCAAAACAAAAAGCTAATGCCAGCATTACAGAGGAATTTCGGAAACTTGTCAATGAATTTCAAACCGATAAAAAAGGGAACAAAATGCTCGGCGCTGAAATTCTTGCAAAGTCTTTGTTTCAGGGTTGTTTGAATGGAAATACAAAAGCAATGGAATTGGCCATTGCTTTGATGGGCGAAAAACCCGCAGAAAAGGTTATTATGGCGAATGTTTCTCAGGAAGATATTGACGAAATTGAACGTATTATGCTCGAATAAATATTTGCAATTGGTACACCTTATGTTATAATAATAAATGAAAGGGGTGTATCACGATGACAGGTATTTATCAAATTTTGAACAAAGAAAACGGCAAACGGTATATCGGGCAAAGTACGAATTTAAGCCATAGAAAATCATGCCATATCTATGACCTCAAAAATTCAAGGCACAAGAATACTGCTTTGCAACAGGATTATAATAAATCTCCCGAATCGTTTGTTTTTGAGGTTTTGTGCAAATGCAACTTCGAACAGCTTGACGGTTTGGAGATTTTCTTTATTCAGAAATATAAAGCGGACAATCCTTCATTCGGCTATAATGTTTCTCCTGGCGCTGGGCTTGTTTCTGAATCGACATTAAAAGCTATGTCTGATTGCAAGAAAGGCAATAAAAGTATACGTGGTATTAAGCTATCAGATGAATGGAAACACAATCTTTCTATGGCTCAACCACACAAAAAACGCATTGAATGCGTTGAAACCAAAGAAACATTTGAAAGTTTTGCAGATGCCGCAAGGAAAACAGGAATTTGTAGACCGCACATAGTATCTGTATGTACGGGGCGCAGAAAAACAGCAGGAGGTTTTCATTTCCGATATGCTGACAAAGGAAAAGGCGATTGATCTATTAAAAAATCATCCACTAAAATATGCTAAATTATTGGGATTTGATCGGCTAATTGCTCTTAATGAAGAATGGCTAAAAGACATGATACCTCATGCCGGGGCGGAAGATACATCTTTGCAAGCGCACAGGTTGAGTTATAAAACGACTTGTGTTTCTATAACGCTTGCAAGGATTATTATTCTTTTACCAAACAAAAGAACATTATTCCTCAGAAAAACGGATTCAGACGTTAAAGAAATTATTAACCAGGTTAAGAAGATTTTGCTTTCCACTAAAACACAATGCCTTGTGGAAGCTATTTATGGCGTTCCGCTAATGCTAAATGTGTTAAATGCGAATGAACTTTCCACAAATTTAACAACAGATGTTCGTGGTTCTAATCAGCTTGTGGGAATGGGTATCGGTTCTTCATTGACTGGTAAGCATTTTGATTATATCTTTACTGATGATATAAGCAACATAAATGACCGTATAAGTAAAGCCGAAAGAGACAAAACAAAACTTGTTTATATGGAATTGCAGAACATTAAAAACAGGGGCGGTAGGATTTATAACACTTTAACTCCTTGGCACGTTGATGATGTTGCTTCGATCATGCCACCGGCAAAAAAATACACTTGCTATGAGACAGGTTTAATTACCGATGAAGAACTGGAACATATTAAAAAAAGTATGTCCCCGTCCTTGTTTGCGGCGAACTATGAACTCCGGCATATTGCATCCGACGATGTGATATTCACAAATCCTGAGATGGGCGCTGACCCTTCTATGGTTGAACAAGGGATTGCTCAGATTGATGCCGCTTATCATGGGGAGGATTATACTGCATATTCTCTGGTCTGTATTCATGATGGAAAGTATTATGTATTTGGCAAAATCTGGCGAAAGCATATTGACGATGTGCTTGATGAAATTCTGACTATTCACCACGGATTCAAGGCTGGCAAGATTTACTGTGAAGAGAACGGCGATAAAGGATACCTTGGCAGAGACTTGCGGAAGCGTGGAGAACGAGTTGTTATTTATTCAGAATCCATGAATAAATATGTAAAAATAACTTCTTACTTGAAGTTTGAATGGGAGAATGTTATATTTGTCAAGGGAACCGACCCGGAGTACATCAATCAGATTTGCGACTTCAATGACAATGCGGAGCATGACGATGCGCCTGATAGTCTCGCAAGCCTGATTCGTGCGATTCCGAATAAACCCAAGCGTGAGCAGGAAGCTCTGAATCTGTTTGGGAGGTAAGCAGATGAAGATCATTGATGCTGGATTCAATATTGTTCTTCCATTTCCTGACTGGCAAACTGCCAGAAACACTATCTATCAGATGATCGAAAAGGCAGGGCGTACCTGCTACAAGAGCGAGGACAAGGTAAGCGTTGAGAGTGCAAAGAGATTCGTAACCCAGATTGTAAAGAGTGAACATGAAGCGATGCTTGAACACGCAGGACTGACTGTGAAGTTTGTAGTTGACCGTGGAGTAAGCCACGAACTGGTCAGGCACAGGATGGCGAGTTTTGCTCAGGAAAGCACGAGATATTGTAATTACAGCAATGCAAAGTTCAATCATGAGCTGATATTCATCCGTCCTTGTTTTCTGACTGAAGGAAGCCCTGCCTACGAGCTTTGGGTAAAGGCGATGAAGTCTGCGGAGGAAACATACTTTAGTATGTTGCAGGAGGGATGCTCTTCACAGGAAGCACGCTCTGTTTTGCCTAACAGTCTGAAAACAGAGGTGATTATGACTGCCAATATGCGTGAGTGGAGGCATTTCTTTAAGCTCAGAGCGATTGGCACAACTGGTGCGCCGCATCCGCAGATGGTAGAGGTTGCTCTACCCTTGCTACGAACTGTGCAGGAAAACCTGCCTGAAATATTCGGAGACATTGGGAGGAATGAAGCATGAAAACTTATCAGGACTTGGTAGCAATCGGCACAGAAGAACATGATCGGATGCAGTTCTGCATAAGCGCCATCAATGAACACTTGGCGAGTGAGAAGTACATGATTGCTCATGATGCGACTTTGTACTATAAGAATCAGAATCCTACCATCATGCGGGTTGAGAAGTATATTCGCAATGCGATGGGGCAGTCTGTCCCCGATCCTTTCTCGCCAAATAACAAGATTCCTTCCAACCTTTACCACTATTTTGTGACTCAGGAAGTCGAGACTCTGCTTGGGAATGGTGCTACATTCACTAAGGATGATACCAAGAAAAAGCTTGGAAAGTCTTTTGATAATATGCTTCAGATAGTCACAAGGCACGCAATCAATGGTAGCTGTGGTTATGGATTCTGGAACTTTGACCATCTGGAAGCCTTTGATTATCTTGAGTTTGTTCCGCTTTATGATGAGTACACAGGCGATCTGATGGCAGGGATTCGTTTCTGGCAGATTGACTCAAGCAAGCCTCTCTGTATAGTCCTGTTTGAGCCTGACGGACTTACAGAGTACATTCGTGAGGCAGGGAAAGATATTGAAGTCAGGAATCCGAAGCGTGCCTATAAGAACCTGAAAATGGCCTCTATTGCAGACGGTGAATATATGGCAAGTATGGGGAACTATGAGAGCTTGCCTGTTGTTCCGCTCTATAATGAGAACAAGCAGTCAGCGATTGTGGGGAAACAGAATACGCTTGATGCTTATGATCTGACTCTGAGCCAGATGGTGAACAATGTCGATGACGGGAATTTCATTTACTGGATTCTAAAAAACTGCGGAGGCATGGATCCTGTTGATGACGAGCGGTTCATCTCGCAGTTGAAGATCACTCACATGGCTCATGCTGATGGCGATTCAGGCGCAAGCGTAGAAGCTCACACAGTCGAGGCTCCGTATGCGGCGAATTCCAATACCTTAGAGAACCTGAGAAAACAGTTGTTTGATGACTTCATGGCGCTTGATACGAAAGAGATCGCAAGCGGAGCTGTGACTGCTACGCAGATTCTTGCGGCTTACGAGCCTCTGAATAGCAAGTGCGACCAGTTGGAGTTTAATGTGCTCGATTTCGTAAACCGAGTTCTGGCGCTTGCAGGGATTGATGATACCTGTACGTTCGTCAGGTCCAAGATTGTGAATGTGAGCGATGAGATCAGCTCTGTATTACAGGCGGCTGAATACCTTGACTCTGGATATATCACAAAGCGGATTCTGAACCTCTTTGGTGATGGTGATAAGTACAATGAGGTCATGGCGAATCTTATTGCAGAGGATGCCGCTCGGTTCAACGCTGAAGGGGAGGTTGTAACCGATGAGCCTGTCGTTTGAAGATAAGCGAGTGCAAGCATTGGGCGCACGATTTCGAAAAATATATGCTGAAGCAGAAAAAGGAATGGCTGAAAAAGTCAATTCCTTTTTTGCCAATTTCAAGGAAATGGATGCCAAGAAGAAAGCTCTCGTAGATGCGAAAAAACTGACTCAGAAAGAGTACGACGAATGGCGAAAAAACAAGCTTCTCATGGGCGAGAAGTATAAAGACTTGCGTGATTCCATTGCTGACAATATGCTTCATGCGAATGAACGAGCGGCGGCAGTTATCAATCACGAGCTTCCTAATGTGTATGCCCACAATTTCAATCAGGTTGGAGAGGGCATAGAACGCAAAGTTCAGGGATATTCGTTTGATTTGACAAATCCTGAAACAGTGCGGAAGCTTGCAACTGATAATACAACTCTGTTGCCCTATAAGTTTATTGATGGACATAGAGATGAGAGATGGAATAGCACGAAAGTCAATTCACAAATTCTGCAAGGTATCCTTCAAGGCGAGAGTGCAGACCAGATGGCAAGCCGTTTGATGAATGTAACAAAGATGAATGAGGAAAGTGCATTGAGGAACGCTCGTACTGCTGTGACTTCAGCTCAGAACAAAGGTCGGATTGATGCGATGAAGCAAGCAGAGGATGACGGAGTTATCATGGGCAAGGAATGGATTGCCACAAAAGACGAGCGTACTCGTGAAGCGCATCTCGAACTGGACAGGGTTGTGGTCAAGGTTGATGAGCCTTTTGAGAACGAGATTGGAGAGATCATGTATCCTGGCGATCCTGATGCTGACCCTGCGAACACATATAACTGTAGGTGCGCAATTGCGGAAGTGGTGATGGGATTTAAGCCCAAAGAGGAAACACAGGAAACAGAGAATGATTCTGAAGAACAGAGTGTTGAGCCTGAAATGCGGAAACCTGAATATTCCACTTCCGATTTGACAAAGCCTGAACGTCCGCACAGATCTGATTTTGATGACGAAGATTCGTATTATGCCGCAAGGGAAGAATATAAGGCTGAACGAGATGCATACAACGAAAAGTTTAATGATGTTGTCGACAAAGCTCTGTCTTATGAGAGATTTGAAACAAAAGAAGATTTTGTTGCATGGGCTGAAGAAAATGGAGTTTCGATTGATGATGGTGTTTTAGAACAGATTGATTTGCGATCTTTCAATGAGGCGACTGCTACACTGGATGAAATGTTTGAGAGATTCCCTGAAGTAAAAAGTTATACAATGGAGAATTTTGATGGGAACACATTTCAAACTGGTTTTAATATTGGGCTTAATGATGATGGACTCTTATCCGCTAATGGAGGGCTTAATTTTAATCCGAGACTGTTTGAAAACTATGAGAATGGATTGCGTGATGGTTTAGGTGGTCAAACTGACGGCTTTTTTGTTCGCGGGGATGGGACGTTTAGTTCGCTTATCAGGCATGAGTATGGACATAACGTTCAGAGTTATATCGAGAATAACATATATATGAAGTACCATATGGGAGTAGATGATTGGCGAATAAATTATTCGACATTCAGCGAATATAAGGATGCGCAAGCTAAATTTGCAGAGGAAATGTCACGCTACAAACATGAACTTACTTCATTGGCAAATTTGTCTGGCGCTTCTGAATATTCTAATACGAATACGCTTGAATTGTTTGCAGAAGGATTTTCAGAATGGTCGTCTGGTGGTCAAACAGAGTTTGGAAAAGCCTTTGGAGAATTCTTTGGAAGGTGGTACAAATAATGCATATAATGTTTTCTGATTCGGAAAGAAGATGGATGGACACAAAGAAGTTCGGATGCCCGATTAAGAGCGGATGTCCTGAAGATATCAGGCGTTCGATTGAGAAGAAAAAAAGACTTTTGAAGAAACAGGAGGGATGGATAAATGGCAGAGGTTCACAGTAATATGGGTGAACATGATCGTAAGCTTGCAAAAGCAATCGAGAAAGCATTGCGCTATGTGGGAGGCGCCGCAGAGCGTTATGCCAAAGAAACTATCTCGGATATGGAGGCAGTTGATACAGGCTTTCTGAGGAATTCCATCACTTGGGCGCTTGACGGGGAACCGGCAAATGTTTCTGAATATCATGATGATAGCGGAATGAAAACAGGGGAGTACGAAGGAAGCACTCCGTCTGAAGGTGGAAGCAAACGCTCTGTGTTTATAGGTACGAACGTATACTATGCGCCTTATGTCGAGTATGGAACCTATAAGATGGACGCAAGACCATTTTTGTCAAGTTCGATTCAGGGACACAAATCTGACTTTAAGGATTTGTTTGAAGAAGCGTTCAGGCATTTTTTCTGACGCTATTAATTTGTATTAAGAGGCAGATTATCAATCTGTCTCATTTTTTATATCACAATATAAATAGTGTGTAGCATAAAGCTACATTTACTATTATTATATATGAGAGAAAAAATAATATATAATAAAATAATAAATGTATGAAAATCCTACATTGAACTACATCGAAGTTATCCACAGGTTTATTAACAATTAATACTTATGCATAATGTGAATAACTCTGAAGTGTAAGCACGGCAATGCATTGCGTAAGGTCAAAACTTGTGGATATTCATTCTGTATTAATTTTTATGAATATATGCATACGCATTCTCAGAGGCATTGATTTTATTACATTTCAGGAATTTTGAAATTTGTCAAATCTGGTCAATCTTGCATAACAGTGAATAATCGCACGAAGGGCAGTCTGACCTTTAATATGAATTACTATTCATTTTGAGGACAAAGAGGCCAAATGACCCCTTTTTTGAGCTAAACAGAGGCATATGGGATAAATTGATCATAAAACATTCAAATTTACCCTGTGGATAACTTTATTTACAAGGTGTTGACAAAATAAGTATTAATGTGGTATTTTGATGGCAACAATCAAGGGTAGCGCCCGTTAACAGCGAAAGGATTGTGATAAAAATGGCAGATTTTGACAAGATTGTTCGGAAGCACGCTAATGACGAAGGGAACATTCCGGCTGACTCAATTCCCGCTCTGGTGCAGTCCATCTCTAAGGCTGTGGGTGAAGGCTTTGTGACTGTAGATCGCTACAACGCAAAGAAGAATCTTGCAGATGAGCTTCAGACGAAGCTGGATGAGGCTGGCGACCAGACCGAGAAGTACAACAAGCTGAAGACCGAGTATGATGCCTATAAGAACGAGACTGAGGCGAAAGCCTTGCGTTCTGAAAAAGAGGCGGCATACAAGGAAATGCTCAAGAAGATTGGGATTCCTGAGAAGCGGCTTGCGGTCATCCTCAAAACTGTCGACTTTGACGAACTGGAATTCAAGGACGGTGCTTTCACAAAAGCGGCTGACCTTGAAGCAGGCGCCAAGGAAGAATGGGCTGATTTTATTGTTACCGCCAAAGAAACAGGGGTAGAGAGTGCGAACCCGCCTGAGAACAATGGTGGAAAACAGAAGGAGCCAGCAG